ATAGGCGAGTGTCTGAAACGCATACATTCCCATGCTGTACAGCTCACAGCCTTCATGCTATTATTCAAACTCAATCGCGGAACGCTGGATGATCCTCGCAACATGGTTTTGAAAAACGCGAAAGATTGTCGAGCCGCGCAAAATCCGTTTTGATTTTTCAATGTACGCGAAAGTTCTTATTACTTTTTTGTTACTTTTCGGAAGGTAAACTTTTTCCTGTTTTACGCATAGAAAAGTAACAAGAGGGCCGGCCTCCCGGTCCTCTTGTCTGTTTGTGCTGCTCCCTGCCTCAGTTGTATTTCTGCATCAGGATGGCGAATGCCAGCTGGCTGGCTCTGTCTTCCGGCTCGATGTCCCAGCCCCTGTCGTAGTTCAGGGTGCAGGTTCCGTTGACCTTCAGCATGATCTTCGAAATCCTTCCCCCGTCGATCCCGTAGTCTTCGCTCGGTTCCTCGAAATGCTTGATCCAGAAAAGAACCTCGGTTCCTTCAATCCTTGTCTCTCCCTTTGTCCACATGGTGTTTTCCTCCTCCTGGGTGGTTGTCTTCCTTCGTTGTGTGTATTAATCACTCTTGTGCCCACTTATAGCAACCGGATTCCGGAGAATAAAATCGACAAACTTCGATGCGTTTTATTGTGTGTATATGACAAGAGGGAAGCAGTCGAAACTGCTCCCCTCCTTGGCCTGATCGTGTTGCAGCACGGCCAGGTGTCACCGTTTTTTGTGATGGAATCTGTCAGACTCGCTAGGTCTCTTCGGATTTGGTGTGTATTCGAGAAGATCGTCCAGCGTGCACTCCAGGGCATCGCAGATCGTGTCCAGCTGCGACAGACTCACACGGTCTGTGAAGTCTTGGTACAAGTCGTTGATGGTGTGCTTCCCGATGCCTGTCTTCCGACAAAGCTCCGCCTGCGTGATCCTCCTGTCTCCCATCACCCGCGATAGCTTGATGCGAATCATGTGTGTAACTCCTTCCTTGATAGATTATTATATTTTCCGCTACCATGGTTCATTTTGGGAGAACGGAACGTACGTGGGTACAGTGGAACTATCTGGGGAATTTCAGGTATCATTCTGGGAACAATAGGATTGTCCTGGGTAACAGGATTCTGGGTGTCTGGATAAAAAAATCCTTATAAAATGTTGACGTTACTACCGTATCGTAGTATTATATAAATATCAAAAGGATATATACCCCGTTCCGGAGGAGCGAGAAAGGAGTCTTAAATGGCTAAATATGATGTTAGATTCTCGTGTGGACACGTTGCAACGATCTGCCTGTATGGAAAAGAGGCGGACAGGCAGAGAAAGATCGCCTGGTACGAAGAGAACGGGCTGTGTCCTGACTGCTATAGAAAGCAGCAGGAAGAAGAAAAGAAAGCTGCAGCTGAGAAGGCTGCAGCTGAGGCTTCCAGCCTTGGTCTTCCTGAGCTGATCGGAAGCCCGAAGCAGATCGCCTGGGCTGACAAGATCAGAGTTGGTATTGTAAATACCATCGCTGATTGCAATCAGCAGCTGTTGAAAGCAGGAGAGGATGCGAAGAATTCCGGCAAAGGGCCGGAAGTCTTCGCGGATATTGATACTGCTCTCCGCCTTGTGGACGCATTCAGCCAGGTGATCTCTGCGGAAAAATCCGCCAGCAAAATCATCGACTGGAGCCAGAAAACGACAAACGTTTTCAAGCTTGTATTGATCCATAAGACGTCCGTTGAAAAAGACATCAAGTCAGGGAAGACTGTTCCAGAGGATCTGGATGTTGAGTTCGGCGGATTCTTTGTCGAAGCACTGAAGCTCCTGTATTCCCCGAAGCATGTTTCGGAAGCAGTCAAAGAAGAAGCCTCCGTCACGCTGGTCCCGGAGGACAAGAAATCTGACACCATGGTGTCGGTAAAATATACCGATGATATGGTCACGGTCGAGTCCCCGAAGGATTCCACGGTGATCAAAGCAGTTAAGGCCGCCGGCTTCAGCTGGGACGGTTATGTGTGGAAAATGAATATCGGGATCACAACCGGAAAGGCTAGTGACAGGGCGGCAGACATCGCCAACAAGCTGCTAAATGCCGGCCTGCAGGTTAGTGTCCCCGCATCGATTCGCGATGCTGCAGTGTCTGGGACGTTCACCCCGAGATGCACGCGGTGGGTGTTTGGTCGATCAGGGGATTCTGATCACGTTTATGTCAGTTGGGGCCGTGATGAGGATATGTACTACAAGGTAAAAAGCCTTGCAGGTGCAAAGTGGATACACGATTTGCACTATGTCCGCGTTCCGGCATCATCAGCTGATGAAATCGATGATTTCGCAGCAATCAACGGATTCCAGATTTCCCCCGGGGCAGCTAAGATATTGGATGGTTACAGAAAATCCGTCCAGATCGTCGTCCCTGAAGAGATGCACGAGGAGAAGCCGAAGGACGAAAATGAAAAGCTGAAAAGCATTTTGAATTCGTCCCGAGAGGTGATTGAAGATCTGAAAGATGATTAAAATGAAAACTTTTACTTCCCTGCTCCCGTATCAGGAGCAGGCGGTTGAAAAACTTAAGCACCTGAAGATTGGTGCCCTGTACATGGAGATGGGAACCGGGAAAACGAGGACGGCGCTGGAGCTGATCAAGCTCCGGCTTGCCGCGGGGAAGGTAAACAGGGTCATCTGGCTCTGCCCATGCAACATAAAATCCGACATCCGGCGCGGTATCCGAGAACATTCGAACCTGGACGATCTGGGCATCCTGGATGTAGTGGGAATTGAAACGCTCTCATCCTCCGTCCGCGAGTGCAGCAGGCTGCTGCAGATCGTGCAAAATAATCGCACATACCTGATTGTGGACGAATCGTCACTGGTAAAAAATCATGCAGCACTCCGAACGATCCACATACAGCAGCTGGCGAATGCATGTGCCTATAAGATGATCCTGAACGGCACTCCGATCAGCCGCAATGAAGCTGATCTTTACGCCCAATGGTGCATCCTCGATTGGCGTATACTGGGATACAAATCTTATTACAGCTTCGCGGCCAATCATCTGGAGATTGATGATCGCGGGAGAATTCGGCGAGTGCTGAACACGGATTATCTTGCCGAAAAGATTGCCCCCTATACCTATCAGATCAAGAAAGCAGATTGTTTTAAGCTTCCACAAAAGATTTATCACCTAAAATACTGTACTCTTACTCCGCAGCAGGACGAAAATTATGATCAAGTTTTAGACAAGCTACTCACAAACCTTGATGAAATGTCGAACACCGCAATATATCAGTTATTCGGAGCATTACAGGCTATAGTATCCGGATATGCAATTAAAATTATTTATTCAGGTTGGCATCCTCATGCAATCCGTTATAAATACATGGGTAATCCGAAAGGCAACCCAAGACTTTCAGCCCTGCTGTCATGTCTTGAAAGCAATAAGGATAAAACCATTATATTTTGTCAATATACGGATGAAATTGAGACGATCACGCGGCTGATCCGCGCAGGTGGCCGCTCCGCAGTACAGTTTTACGGAGAAATGAGCATCACCAAAAGGAACGCCGCGATCGATGCCTTCAGAAGCGATACACAGTATTTTGTAGCAAATAAATCGTGTGGGGCCTTCGGGCTGAACCTCCAGTTCTGCCATAAGATCATCTTTTATTCACATGACTGGAATTGGGGCACACGAGCGCAGGCGGAGGATCGTGTACACCGCCTGGGGCAGACACACGATGTTGATATCACAGATATCTGCATGGATGATTCGATCGACTGGCAGATCCTGCGATGTCTCGGCAATAAAGAGAATCTGTCCGACAAATTCAAACATGAAATTGGCAGCCTGCAGAAAAAGGATATAAAAGCTTTCTTGCGTGGGAAGGAGGTAAAACATGGAAAAGATTTACCAAAGCAAAAATGTGTATGAAGCTACACAGGATCGTCTGGCATACATTTTCAGTGAATTTGATAATATAGTGTGTGCGTTTTCCGGTGGAAAGGATTCCGGGCTGCTTTATCATCTTGTTTTACAATACATGGAGCAGCATGGGATCCACAGGAGAATATCTTTAATGCATCAGGATTTCGAGGCAGAATACACGGAGACAGCCAAGTATGTTGAAAAAACATTCGCTGAGTCTCCTGATTTTGTCGACAGGTATTGGCTCTGCCTGCCGATGGCGGTACGGAACGCGATGAGCACGTTTGATCCGTACTGGTATCCATGGCACCCCGATCAGAAGGATATATGGGTGCGGGAGATACCGGAGCATCCATATGTATACACGGAAGCAAACGCTCCATGGTTCTCCCGCGGCATGACAGATCCGCAGACACAGCACGCATTCGGAATGTGGTATAGGGATAACCACCCGGGGAAAACCATCATTCTCCTCGGCCTTCGCGCCCAGGAATCGCTGCATCGATACAGCGCGATTGTAAACAAACGCCACACATATTGCGGCAAGCAATGGATCACTCAGGACGCCAAGAATCTATATTTAGCCTCCCCGATCTATGACTGGGAAACGGAGGATGTATGGACAGCGTATGGAAAATACGGTTTCCCATACAATAAGCTATATGATCTGTACTATAAGGCCGGCGTGAAGCTGGATGATATGCGGGTAGCCTCTCCTTTTATTGAATTTGCCGCGGACAGCCTGAATCTATACCGTGTGATAGAGCCAAATACCTGGGCGAAGGTTGTAGGCCGGGTGAATGGCGCCAATTTCGGGGCGATCTACGGAGGAACAAAGGCTATGGGCTACAAGCAGATCACGCTACCACGGGGACACACCTGGAAAAGCTACACACTGTATCTGCTGAACACCCTTCCGCCTGATCTGCGGGACCATTACGTACAGATTTTCCGCACATCTGTAAAGTTTTGGAAGGATACAGGCGGAGGATTTTCGGAAGATGTGATTAACGATATCAAGAACCATGGATACAAGATTAAGCGCAATGGGGTTTCGAATTTCAGCAAGGATGGAAAACAGAAGATCATATTCGATCAGGAAATGCCAGATGATACTGATGATGTGGAAAGTACGAAGGACATCCCATCCTGGAAGAGGATGTGTTACTGCATTTTAAAAAATGACTATCTGTGCCGTTTTATGGGATTCGGGCCCACAAAAGTAGAAGCGCAGCGGATCAAGGCAATCAAGCAGAAATATGCCGCGATTGCGCGGCCAGGAAGGAGAAGCATATGAGTGAGTGGAAGTCTCCTGTATATGGTGTTCGGGCGGTTCCAATTGAAAAGATCAGGGCCAATGAGTACAACCCTAATCATGTTGCACCGCCAGAAATGAGGCTGCTGTATGACAGCATCAAAGAGGACGGATACACGATGCCGATCGTGTGCTACTATAACGCCGAAGACGATATGTATGAAATCGTCGATGGTTTTCACCGGTACCAGACGATGCTGGATCACAAGGACATCTACGATCGTGAACACGGGATGTTGCCGGTATCAGTGATCGACAAGCCGATCGATGAGCGGATGGCATCAACTATCAGGCACAACCGTGCCAGAGGGACACATGATGTTGATCTGATGTCCGGTATCGTCGCGGAGCTGCACAAGATCGGAAGATCTGATGCATGGCTATCTAAACATTTGGGAATGGATATGGATGAGATTTTGCGCCTGAAACAGCTCACCGGTCTCGCGGACCTGTACAAGGACAAGGAATTTTCCAGATCGTGGAAGCCAGGGAAGGAGGTCACTGATGCTGATATCACTGGTTGAGTACGCAAAGATTCACGGGCGCGACCCGGCCACGGCCCGTCAGATGGCGCTCCGTGGAGGCTTTAAGACTGCAAGGAAAATTGGAAGAAATTGGGTGATCGAGGACAGCGAGCCTTACCCTGATCGCCGAAAAGTAAATGACGATGAATAAGATTATAATGCCGTCAAGGGTTAATCCCCTGACGGCTTTTTATTATCGTTCGACAATCACCGCATCGAATCCGGAATCCTTCAGGATCTGTATCCGCTGCTCAGCGTTCGCTTTCTCGCTGAATGATCCGCAGTAGATATGCATCCCGTCCGATTCCTTCTCCGTGAAGGTTGCAAGCCCGGTCTTCTTTTTGATCGCCGCCTGCAGCCGCTCCATGTACTTCTGCGTACGGAAGATCCCTACACGCACACGATACACTTTCGCAGGCGCTGCCGGCTTTGCGGTCTGCTTCTCGTCCCGGATCGCGGCCTTGAAGGACAGCCATTCGGCATCTGATCCGCTCGGCGCGTTCCATCCGATGACGCCAGGACAAAGCTTGCCGTTTACATCATAATGCCGGATCACATGATCAGCTGGGATGTTGTACAAATGCATCAGGTACTTTGTCAACTTAATGCACGCCTGCAAGGTAGCATCTGTGATGTACCATGCGGGGTCATTCGGCCTATTCGGCGCCTTGCCTGTCCTGCTTTTTACACACATTTCAATTGATATGCTGTTCGAGTTTTTGCATTTGCGGTAATACGCCCCACCGTACTGCGTCTGCCTATCGCCGCCGACTGCCCAGCTGTAGCGGGCTAACGGGTTGACATTGTACTGCCAGATGTCGCCATTGTGGCCGCAGTAAAAATCCGCAGAAGCAACATCGACTATTTTTTGATTGTAATAGTCGATGTTGTCCTTTGCGTCTCCCAACGCACCGACATAATGGATGCAGATATACTCAATCTTCCCGATCCGTTGGCTGGTGTTGTGCGTGCGCAATCCCAGCGGATTTTTATGGATTTCTAATTCTGTCACATTGTCCCCCTTCCTCAGCGCTGCTGGCACCTGATCAGTCGGCGCGACGGTCGTCAGGTCGTCATACTGCGTCAGATTGTGCTCCCGAACGATCCGCATCACAGATGTCGGATACGTCTTTCCCGTCGCGTATCCACGCATGGCGACCGTGCGGATCAGCGTTTCTGGATCCTTCAGCGCCAGCACTTCACCGCCGTACTTCGATGCTCCGCCTGCGCCAGCATTTGAGGCGTAAGTCAGGAAGAGCAGGAAGTCCGCGAATGACTGCTCAATGCTGTCGAAAACCCGGAACTGGTCGTTGATCCGCACAATCCTGTTGCCGTACTGCTCTGGGGTGTTCTTCGTGATCGACTTGCCCGGCCACACGGATAAGCCGACATCCACCCACGATTTGTTCAGCAGCTCGCTCTTTTGGCCGACCATATTATTCACGGCGATCAATGGATAGCAGTCTGCTGCCATCCCGTAGCCGTTTTCCAGGCACGACTGTGCGATCAGCACGGATGGGAGATAGCCGTAGCGCTTGCACACGCGCCGTGCCGGATCAATGATCTGCTGCAGATATTCGCTCTGGCTCTTACATGGATTCATTTCACGCGCCTTCCTTCGATTCCGGCGTTCCAACCGCGATTGACTTCAGCAGGGACAGGATGCCGGCCAGCCCGGCAGTACTGGCGACCACACGCCAGTCTACCGCTCCGATAGTTGCCGTGCTTCCGATAGCCGCGATTGCGGATGCAGCAGCAGTCTGCACAGCCGTCCATACAGCCCTCACAACATATGATTTAATTTTGCTCATCTTCAATCCTCCTTGTTTTCATCGGCAAATTGTTCACTTCGTGGATCATCTTCTCGGCGGTGCCGTTCCCGCCAAGAGCTTTGTATGGCTTGTACAAATACTTGTACAAATTCTCATACTCATCTTTGGTGACATACCCGCGCCCGATGATGTCGGACGCCAGCGCTACGATGCGGTCATGCCCCAGTCCCATCACCATCTGGGATTGGGCGCTGTTCTGGGCATTCTTCGCATCCTTCTTTTTGTCATGCCGCTGCAGCAGATACGTGATCAGCCCCGTCACTCCAGAGGATGACAGGGCTGTGATAACTGCAATAACGATGTCGTTGCTCATTCGGTGATCTCCTTCCATCCCTGCGGGTACGCCTCAGGCGACCAGGAATTGTTGTCGATCGTAGACTCATACGTCTTGCCCTTGTACGTCACCTTGTCGCCCTTGCTGTAGGTGTTGGACGCATCCGGATGCGTCTTGTTGCTGGCGCACTCCACGGTCACGGCTCTCTGATCATTCCATTTGGATGAGGAGCACCAGGAACGCTGACTCTCAGGGACGATCAGTCCGACTCTGGCGTCAGCACCGATCACATAGTTGCAGCTGGCCTGCGTACTCTCATGTGAGAACCACTCTCCTGCAGACTCGACCGACAGCTGGCCGACGATGCAGTGTGGAGTGATCCGGTCGATGGAGTGCGTCCGGGTCCCGCTGTTGCAGGGACTCAGCTTTGTATAGGAAACAAGTGAGCTGTTCGTGTATGCCATCTTGATCGCCTCCTCAATCAGCGTCTGATTTATCCTCTTCCAGAACCGGCTCCTCGATCTTAATATCCTGAGAATTCATTTCCTGAACGGCCGCCTCGATCAGCTGCAGGATCTGCTCATTCGTAACATATTCTCCGTATCCCTGCCGATCTAGTGCATCCTTAATAAGAGTTGCTGCTCTCTGCTTTTTCTCAGTTCCATGAATACTATCAGAAGCCGTCTGCTCGACAGCCCTGACGGCCGCATCCGTGATCTCTGTGACCCATCCCCACCTGGTCCGCCTCAGCTGGGCATCTGCCTCCGCTTTCTTCTTCCTCAGGTACGGGATGAGCTCCTTGGTGACAATCCCGACGAGTGCCAGGATGACTGCGCTGATGACGTTAAAGATAAGTTCGTTCATTTTCGTTTCCTCCTATTCCTTTTCAGTGCTCCTTAAGTGGGAGCTTGTCTATCTGTTCCATGATCTTCTCGGCTGTTCCATCACCGCCAGCGGCATGGTATGGGTTATAGAGATATTTGCGGAAGTTCTCACGCTCGTCGAAGTCGATCTCTCCCTTCTCAAGGTATTGCCGGCCCACGAAGCAGATGCGGTCATATGCAGTCCCTCTGACCAGGTCTGCAAGGATCTTCGACTCTTTCTCCTCGTCTTCCATGTGCTTTTTGGTATTCTGTAATTCCTGCTTAAGATCTGCGATCGCATCCAAAAGGTCACTAGTCATGTCTTCCTTCTTATCCTTCCTGGTGATCAGGAACTGAATGAAGCTGAGGAGTCCTCCTCCAAGAGCCCCGAGTAACACTGATATAAAGATCTGCATAATTGATTAGTCTCCTATCTATCTCGCATCTCGTTCTATTTCCGTAAGTACCTCATCAGCGGTCGTACTCACCCAGCCCCTGTAGTTGTGGTGGAGTTCACAGAAAGCTGCGCGTTCGTCGTGCTTGCTCTTGAAGTGTTCAATCATCGGAGCAAACCCGCTGTTCTCCGGGTGCTTATAAAGATCTATCTGCCCTGTGTGTCCGATGACGATTACCTTACAGTCATCGTGTGGTCTGGTAAGCGTTTTCTTCAAATCAGACAGATAAAAGTTCTGGGCTTCATCGATGATGATCGCTTTCTTACTGACGTTCTTCCCACGCAAGAAAGTGTGGGTGATTGCTGTAACATAAGTGAGCCCTTCTTTCACTGCCTTCATGTTGTCAGGCGTTGATATCACTTGTGACGGATTTATCCCGATTTCAAGGAGAGCTTCTTCGAGCGCTCCCATATAAGGAGCGGACTTTTCTTCGATGCTTCCCTTGAGATAGCCTTGGACTTGTTCCTGAGTAGGAGAAACCACATACACGATTCCGTTTACAATCCCATATCGGCACAGTAGATTTGCGCATCCGACCGCTATGGTGGTTTTCCCAGATCCCGCGATAGCATTGCAAAATGTAATAATTCCTCCGGGTCTGCAAATTGCATCACGAAAGGCTTTCTGTTCAGGGTCAAGACTCATCCCATAGAATCGTTCCAAATCCTCACGGAAATCATTACCTGAGTATTTCGGTGACGCTGGCTTTTTCATACGCACCTCTTATTGATGTCTGCAAAAAGAAAGGACCCGGCAGCTCACTGCTAGATCCTTTCTTCCGCATAAAATATTCAGTTCTACGTCATTCGGTGTATCCGAGCTTTTCTGTATCGCTTACGGATTCAGCTTCCCTTGCTTCGCTGTCGGCATCCTCCACAGATTTCATCTGAGCGATCAGCTCTCCCTGTTCTTTGATCAGTTGGGCCATCTTCTTCATGGCTTCCTGTTGTTTTTCGACCAGCTCGATGTAGTACTCGAGCAGCTGCACAAGGTTATCTTTATCCATGACACTACCTCCATTTGTAGTGCGGCTTCTCTTCCCCGAAAAGCCAGTAGCGAAGATAATCATCAAGAACAATGGCTACTGCCGAAAGCAGGATCCACGCGAGTGAGAACGGAAGGCATATCTGTCCCAGAACATTGAGCGACATATTGCTGTAGTCCCAGATGTGGAGTCCCAGAATCAGATTCAGAACGACCCCCGAAAGGAACTCAACCAGTGTGATGATGGTTCCACCGGCTAGCATCTGCTTCCAGAATGCCATCTCCCATGGAAGGACATTATTCAGATCTCCTACCAGGATGAAGCACAGCCCTCCGACGAAGAACATGGCCGGATGTGAATATCCTCTGAAGCCGATCTCAATCAAGACGTAGATCAATCCGCCGATTGCAAAAAGGACCGCCTTCTTCAGTATTTTCATGACGCGCTCTTCAGCTTCTCCTCTATCTCTTTCAGGACTTCAGACTTGTACTCCTCCGGGACTTCCACGCCATAGGAAATCGCATCAAGCTCGCTGGCCTTCGTGCAGGCCTTGATCCAGTTGAAGACCGAATTCACGTAGGTAGTATTGTACGTGATGAACTCGATGGCCTCTTTACAGATCTTCTGCATATCCTCGCGGGAGTACGTCTTGCACGGCTCCCCATCGCAATGGTATGCGAACGAGTCTCCTGTGCCGGCCAGCTCCACCTGTTTCCCCAGAAGATTCAGCTGATCCGTCTGGGTGAGCGAGAAGTGCTCAACCGTTCCATCCGAAAGGGTGACATCCACGCCGCTCTCGATGACTTCCTGGCAGTCACAGGAAAGCTCCTCGTGCTTTGCATCCTTGTACTCGGAAAGGCCGTACTGATCAGCCGTCCCATTGTCCTGGACGTTCTTGAAGAAGAAGTCGAAGTCCTCCTCAATCTGTTCCTTCGTGACCAGTTTCGGATCGACGGTGAAGTACAGCTCATCCTGTTCGTAGCTCTTCTGAACTTCTCCACCTTCAGTCGTTGCTGCGGTCTCGACTTCGGTCACATCCCCGCGCAGCCAGACGTTCGCTCTGCCGCTCGGGATTACCTGATAGGTAATCTTCTCCTGCTCCGCATTGCAATATGTCTTATGCATACAGCTTCCTCCACTTTTTATAGTAGTACTCGGTCTCGTACGGCTTCTCTTTCGCATACCGTCCGATGATCCGGGCAGCGATTTTTGATACCTGCTTCCAGCACGATTCCTTCTGGAAGTTGAATGTGTCGTTGACCTTTATCCATCCGTTGTAGGCCATGAAGGACATGGCATAAGCCTGCGTCAGCGCAATTTTGTGATGCAGCTTATCGACCACTTTCACGAACTTCCTGCGGCCACGAAGGAAGATTGAGTCCCGGACGGTTGTGACAACCTTCCGGAGCTTTGTCTGATTCTTCCCGTAGTACCGCAGGCTACTCTTCACCGACCGGAAGACGATTCCCATGAAGTCGATTACGTTCCCGTACCGGCTCCCGTCCTTCGAGACGTAGGTGAATTTGGTCATCTGCCACGTGTCCTTGATAGAAAGGCCGAGGTTCTCACTCATGTAATCAATCAGGATGAAAGCCGCCTTCCGGAGATCTCTTTTTGAGCTCCCAGTCATGACGATATCATCCGCGTAGATCATGATATGAGACAGGAGCCGTTTTCGCTTCTCCTGCCCTCTCCGCTTCTCCATCACGGCTATCTGCTCAGACGCATAATGGTATGCATCTGACAGGTAGTAATTGCTCAGGTCCTTTGCCGCAGGGCTCCCGATCAGGATTCCCCGGCTCGGATCCGGACGCTGCGCAGCCATGTCCGCCTCAATGTAAAGGTCGATGACTGCATCGCAGAGATAGACCGCATCCGCGTTCTTGTGAACGTCTCGGTGGAGTCTCTGCCGGAGCTTCTCCCGAGGAACTGACGGATAGCACTTATGCACATCCGCCTTCCACAGGTACTTTGTCCCGTCAGGGTCACGCTCCAGCCAGCGCTTCATATGGCGCTTTCCGTAGCTCTGTCCCTTCTTTTTGATGGCGGCAACCTGGAAGACTCCAACCTTCGCTTTGAAGAGTGGAGCGAGTGCATCTCGGAGAACTACCTCGTAGAGCTGCAGCATCATCTTTTCGATTCCGAGCTCTCTGTGCTTCCCGTTGTTGCCATCAATAATAGGAACATACCGGATGATCGGCTCAGCCGGGTCCGTCATCATGACGTGCTCACGGATTGTCCGAGTCCGGATGTGCCATTCCATCTCTGCGGCTATTTGTTTCTGGATTTCTACTACAAACTGCGTATTCTCACTCATCAGCCGTCTGGCCTTTGTATGTGAGACATTCCCGTACCATGCAAAAAGTTTGATCATAGCGACATTGTCGTCATGATCCGCGATGTAGACCGATATGCTTTTCAGGATGAAATCCTCATCGAATTTCACGTCTTTGCAGTAGGTCCGCATACCAGACACACTTTCTTTCTGTGTTCAAAGGCTTTCGGGTGTACTACTAACCTCCACCTGCGTCGACTGTCCCGCAGGGCCTCCCATTGATGCTGTCTCAGTTCAGTGCTGGTGCAAGGATTTTGAGCATTCCGCTCAGGCTTTTCAGGCTCCCTCAAGGGGTGCGAAATATGCCACAAGTGTGATACTTCATTGTCTTATTGAATACAGTAATACGGGCGCCGATGTTCCAGTTCGCGTTACCCAGGTCGTTCCTGAGGTTCACGTACGCGAGGAGACCCGCGTTAGACCCATTCCTGAGGTTGCCCCGGACATGGACCAGCTACCAGTGGCATAAGTCCCTTTTCTTGCAGATACAGTTGCAGTTTATAACCTTTTGTAATTCGACCGCTTACGCGGTACTAAAGGGGAGATCCCCTCTGGCGCTCCGCGCCATTCACCCCCTTACGCAGCGCTTTGGGCGCTGCGCCCAGAAGCAGAAAGACGGGCGCCGACGTTCCAGTACGCGTCACCCAGGCCGTTCCCGAGGCCCACGCACGCGAGGAGACCCGCGGTAGACCCAGCCCAGAGGTGGCCCCGGACAAGGACCTCGCGGTCGCCGGTAGTTGTCGTATAGTCATTTCCGTATTTGCAATCTCCGTATCCGGTTGATGCAGATGCTCCTCCAGCACTGGCATATCTTACAGTCGGATTTTTCGAATCAAATCCGAGCTCACTTACCCATACTCCATCACCATTTACGGGCATGTAAGAAACTTTTACATAATCATCTGTCACAGAACTTGCGAGCTTTGTGCAGTCATAGCAAATGTAAAAATATCCAGTAGAATCAGCCATATGGAAAATCAGATTTCCAATGGTTTCATACTGCCCGAGCATCATCTCTACCCCGAAAAGTACGAATGGCTCTTTTCCGCTTGTATTGTTTGTCGGTGACCCGCAGGACCCGAGAACTTCATCGCAAGCTCCAGTATGCCATGGATAGGTCAAAATCCAGTTCGCCCCGGCCGTAATATCAAACGTTTTTCCACCATTATCAACATATACACGGCTATTCGAAGAATCGTACGGCTCAATCTTTGTGATAATTACTCTTTCCGCAACTGAATAGTTGGATGAAAGATTTCTATCATCACTTGTTCCTTTTGTTCCAATAGAAACAGTAGATCCAACAAGAAGGCTATCGGCATTGCTTTTCGGAACGACAATGCTTTCGACTCCAGTTTCGGTTACGGAGGCAACTGCCGAATAGTAGTAATCGGTGCATCCTCTCATAACACTCTGTGCTTCTTTCGTTGCAAAAGCCAATTTGAACAGAGTGTCCATGTGGTCTTTATCCTGCTGGGTGGTCGCGCAATACTGCGTTCCCTTCGCATGCATGCGCCCAATCAGACCACTGTAACTGATTGATCCTCCGGTTTCGCTATTGAAAGACGGATTCTTTCCAGACATCGAGCAGGCTGTCGTTTCTCCGTGTCCGTCCTGGTACTTCGCCATTGCGATGAAGGGTCTAAGCGATCCATCCGGAAGGATTGAAGTCCCGCACGGAAGGAAGCCGTCGTACTTGGTATCGGAGATGACGATGTCTTCTCCAGTGCCTCCAATCGTGATCTTCCAGTAGTACGGAAGATACAGGCACCAGGTGTCCTTCGTGTAGCGATCGAAGTCAGCATCAATGCCGTCGATGGCCGTGACGGTGAAGGTACCATCCGTGTTGACGGAGCCGTTCACTTCCAGATGGAAGAAAGGTCCCTCGTCCTCGAAGTCGTTCTGTGCCCTGACCGTGTTCGTCGAAGGCTTCGCGACCATGCCGACCGCGTCCTCCGTCCTGGTGCCGACGCTGGAGCTGTTCGCGCTGAAAGCGTCCCAGTGAACACCGTACTTCTTGCCGTTCCGGTGAAGGTTGAGCAGAAACTTTGCCTGCTCCGTCTTGTCGGTGACAATGCGGGACAGGGCATTGGAGAGCGCCACGTCGTTGTTGATCAGCTGATTGGCCACGGCATTGAAGGTGTCTGCGTGGACAGGATCAGTGATCTCGAACATCCGGAGCTGCTGATTGAATCCCGGGTTGCTTATATCATGGTAAGCCATACTTTTGTCTTCTCCTTTCTGGTTTTTACCACGAAAAAAGCTGTTTGTCTGCGATTCGGGAAGATCTCCCGAAACATGCACCAAACAGCCTGGTTACCGTACGAAAAGGACTCTTTTCCGGTAGAATGATGTCATTTTCCGTACAAAATGTACGTCCGGAGTAACTTTTGCTCCATGAGCGGTATGCTCCGGAATGGCTCTCCTATCAGAACTTGTCGTCGCACTCGAAGACCATCGACTCTCCGGAGTCCTTGCCCTTCGCAGCAAAGCACTTCATGGCGACGATGTCTCCTGTCGTGTCATACAGACCGATCTCGGAAATGTTCGTGCCGTTCAGCTCTGTACTGGAGAGTGTGCAGGTGTACCGGACATCCGTATCGCTGATGACTTCGTACTTGTCGATCTTCTTCCGGAAGACCTCGTTGTTGAGCTTCGCGGCCCCGGATGCGTAGGTCTTGACGTTTCCGGAGCTGTCCACCCCGCCTGTCCCGAAGGCCATGCCGGCGATGGTCGGAAGCGCAGCCTTGCCGGCTCTCGCCAGGAGCATCTTCCGCTTTGCCGCTGTGGTCACAACTGTCGTTGTTGCCATATCTTTCTGTCCCCTCCTTCTGTGATATTTCCTAATGTTCTATCATCGTACCCGGTCACAGGATCTCCTGCCCGGATGCCATGGTCGTACCACCGTCCAGCTTCGCGGACCCGTTCAGAACGTATGTCGCGCTCTTCCGGATCGAGAACATCGGCAGATCATCCTGCTCGTTCGTCATAAGCTCCCGGATGGTCATGTTGTCCCAGTCAGGACCGACTTCCTGATTCAGCGGAATGCTGCCGTCCATAGAGTAGGTGCCGTCCAGCGTCCGGGTTCCTTCCCACCAGGAGAATGGAATCCTCATGATCTCGCGGAAGGATACTTTCTCCTGCGCCATGATCTCAAGAGCAACCTGCTGGTTGAAGTAAAGCTGGATGTGTGCCGGAAGCTTCGATGACAGAGCTTTTTGGACGATCGTGTAAGAGATCTGCACCTCGTCATCAGGCGGGATGCGGATGCGGATGACAAAGTCCTGATCAGGGTCCCAGAAGACCTGTGTCTCGACTCCGGCCACGACGCTGACGTACTGAGCCAGTATATCGAAGGAAACCTTCTGATTCCCGATGTACCGGGTGAGGACCGCCTGCCGGCGCTCGTCCAGATTCTGGTTCTTCTGCGGAGTAATCGTGAAGAGCTTCTCGTACTTCTCGAGGGTCGCCTCGTCACATGTCGTGATGAACATGTTGTTGACGACCCGGTAGTACAGATAAGCCATCAGATCAAGGGTCCATCCGGCGAATGCGTAGTTCGCTTCCATCTCCCGGAACTGCTTCCAGTACGACGGCCCCCACGACTCGAGCAGTTCCTTGTGAGGAGTCTCGGATTCATATTCGTATAGGTCGATCATGAATGTTCTTCCCTCCCCGCTTTATCAGCTCGCTGTGGTTATTTCTGCGGATTCCTCGGAGTAGCTGTAGGTCTCCTGTGTGCCATCGCTCAGCGTCTTCGTGCAGGAGATGTCCATCTTTCCTCGGACAGGCACCTGCCGGTCTGTGTAGGTGATGTTCGCTGTCCCGCTGTTGACCTTGAGGTCTGTGCAGTCGAGAACTCCATCGATGCCCATGATCTTGTAGAGGATCGTGTTGTAGTAGATGGTGCCGGTGTGGGTGTCGTTGGAGATGCTCCCCTTCAGCGCCAGATCCCGGAAGTACTCGTTGATCACGGAGACCGCTGTATTGACGATCGCCTGCGTGTCTGAGGATGTGGAGCATGACAGGTTGAAGGAGATCGGGAGCACCAGCTGTTCGGCTGCGTACGCTTTGAAGGTAGCGCCGACCGGCCCGACTCCGGAGCCATCGCCATTTTTATTCGGGTCGATGTAGTCCTGCACCTTTTTGACCACGGACGAGGAAGGCATCTCACCTGTGCTGGATGTAAGGAAGGCCGCGACCGTTCCTGGTCCTTCGTACTTCGGATAAATGGAAGCCCGGTCCACTCCCGTGATGCTCAGGCACCACTTCTTGTACTGCTCGGCATTGCCGCTCTCGACCTCCGTACCGATGGAAGTAAGGAGCCTTTCCCTCGCGGAGTCGTCCTCCTCGATGTCCTTTGCCGCAGTCGACAGATAGGAAATGGTGAAGCTGTCCATCCCGTCGATGTCGTCTTCCGGAATGACTGCCGTCCCGGAGACAAAGCTGTTCATGTCCGTTCCGGTATCGGTCGATGTGATGAGAGCCGTGCTGGCGGTCTCATTTACGGACGTGACCGTGAATTCGTACTCGTCTACGATGACCGTAGCACCGACCGTAGGAGCTGAGCCGGTGTACTTGCAGAGGTACACAGCTGAGGTCGCCTCTGCCGGCACCCGCGTAAGGCCTCTGGAAGAAAGGTATTCATCCAGCACTTCCCCGGTCGCTGTGAAGATGGAAGTGACGTCCCGGATCTCTGCCAGGTAGCTGAGGAACTCAGCCGTGCGGGAGATGTGGCCTGCAGCTGCATCCATGTACACACTGCCTTCCCTGGTGTCGACGCCCAGCGCCTTCCCCATGGCTATGGCCTGATCGGTGAGAAGCTCCTCGTCTATGTCATCCAGATTCAGGTCTTCTACATTTCTGATAGTGTCTGCCATTGCTTTCCTTTACACCTCTCCTTCCATCTGCAGGTCGCCGTAGATCGTGTTCGCCGTGAACTGCATCTTCACTCCATCGCTCCCGGACCGCTCCCAGGAGAAGTCAGAGACTCCGGTGATGCGGTCGTCCTGCATCAGGCATTCCTCGATCATGGCCGGCACATCCGTATTCAGGTACTCTTCTGACAGGCTTGAGTTGTAGATGCGGTTCATGATGTCGCAGCCGTACTCCTCGCTGTAGATGTAGTTCGCATGCCGGACCGTTGACAGGATCTTCCAGATGGCCTGCATGACCGCCTCTTTCCCGTCCACGTAGCCCTTGATCCGGTGTGTGCGGAGGTCGATGCCGTATGTCCGGTTGATGGCCTCCTCGTCCAGATTTTCCGGGTCGAAGCCAAGGTCGAGTGATTCCATGTCAGAAGACTCGCTGTCGTCATCGTCTTCCGTGCTGGTATCATCAACGAGATCCTCATCGTCTTCCGTTTCGGTCGTTGTCGTCGTATCGGTATCTGCCATATAAATCCTGCGCCTCCTTTCTTCCGGAAATGAAATGCTGCAGTATGCTCTGTCACTCAATCACTCCGCGTTCAGCACGAAGTATGTGTTCGTGTCCTGGAGTGAAAGAACGTAGAATGTCGCTCCTACTTTCAGCTTGTCCCAGTACTCGGAAGGGATGATCAGAGACTCCTCAGTGACGTGAATCGGAGAATCCCCGACCGTCACCATCTCGAGCGGTGACTCGTGCACCACCTTCATCGGGTACACTTCCGGGAGGAGCTTCCGCGCCTCCCTCTGGATCATGGAGCGGATGGAATTGTCTGCCATATGAGGACCAGCCTTCCTCCTATAATAAAATGACTCAGCCGGCGTCGGAATTCTTCGACGCATAGCTGAGCGTCAGGCTCATGGTGTATGAGCCGTTCTTCCATGTGTGGGTGTCCGAGTCGATGTAGAGCACCCGGTTCAGACCGATGTGCGGAATATGGACCGTGATTGCCTTCCCGGATATCGCTTCGGTATCTCCGATTCCTTCCCAGGACATCTTCTTGTTGACCACCGATGTTTCTTTCAGCCAGGTCGACGCTTTCTTCTTCAGCTCTGACTTCTTGATCTTCGTGTCGACCGACTCCACATCGACCATGGTCCCGATCTTGGCCTGCAGAGCCTTGTTCGTGACCGTCTTCTTGACCTTCGTGGTGGTCTTCTTCTTTTTCGTGGTCGATGAATACAGCTGCAGCTTAGTGAAGGTGTTCTCGATGGACCGCGTCTGTGTATAGCTCGTCGTATTCGTGTCCGGGCTCGCATAGACCATGTTGCTCTGCTCCGTCCGGAGCTTCAGGTACAGCATCCCCTTCTCGCTGCAGACGTAGTAGCGTCGGCCTGTTGAAGAGTAGGTCTGAGAAAGGGCATCTTCGATGACGTCCCAGTAGGTTGTGCCCTTCTTCGTCAGCTCCTTGATCTTGAATTTCGTGTTAACCGCGCCGCCGATCGGGAGCTTTGCCTTCTTGCATACAGAACGGAAGATCTGCGTCGCCGTCTTCTTCTTGAAGGTAAACGATCCCTTATTCTTGGTCAGATACATGGCGTTATCCATGGCGCTGATCTCGACCGTCCGACCATTTCCACGAGAATCCGAAACGATGATTCCCCGGAAGAACTCCTTCCCGTCCACCAGGAATGTGCATAACAGTCCGTCACCAGGGTTGGTGTTTATCTGTGAAAACTGCTCAGAATCAAGCAGCGTCACCTTCAGGTCACGAGGAGCTTTCCCCCTGGCTCCGCTCGATGTGACCTGAACGATGTGATCCGAGACGTCATAGAAGACCGGCTTTCTGCCGATCAGTAACCGCAGATTGTTCATGCCTTTCCCTGTGCCGCCTCCTTTCCATCACTTGATTCTGATCGTCCCGCCGATCTTCAGCCGGTAGGACCCGTTCCGGATGTACTTCTTTTTGTTCTTCGCAGATGCCTTTCGGTAGGCCTTCGACCATTTACTCAGCGTAGCCTTGTTCAGGCTGATGATCTTCTTCTTTCCGGTCTTCGGCTTCTTCTTGTTGATCATCTTTCCGAGCTTGTAAAGCGTGTCGCCCTTCTTGATGGTCACTGTCTTGCTGATCACCCGGTTGTCCGCTCTGGTGTTAGTCGTTTCCAGACGCCCGTTCCGGATGACCTTCACCGGAATTGACCGGCACTCCTTCATCTCGAGGGAGTAATAGATGGTGTCCGGATCGCCTCCCTGCTCGGATGGAGTGTAGGAAGTGATCACTACGTACATGTCGATGCTCTTCGCCTTCTGGCTATTGCAGTAAACGAAGTGCACCGGTACGCCCGCTTCAATCCTGTCCAGGATCTTCTTATTGCAGTTCTGAGGATCAGGAGCGCCCTGGTATGCGCAGTAGCTTCCGGTATGCGCCGGGAAGAAGGACTCGAACGAAATGCTCGCCGCGTCCCTCTTTCCGATATGGTAGATTTCCCCGAACTGGTCCAGCTTTATCGATGTGACGTTTCCCTTGTAGGAGAGCTTTATCTTCTCCGGGTTGACCGGGATCTGAAAGGCATCCCTGTCGTTGTTGAGGTTGAGCCAGATCTGTGCATTAGTACTCATAAGCCATCATCCCTTCCTCTGCGTCTTCGGTCGAGACGATGCTAAGCAGGACAGGTCTCAGGTTCTCTTCGAGGACTTCAACCACCTGCTCTCTGGACATTCCGGAAGCAGAGATGCTGCCGGATCCATTGATGTTGATGGTGATCTCCTTCTCGGATTTCCCGCCAGACACACCGCCTGCCTGCCCGAGGTAGGACGCCATGTCAGGCATGACCTTTCCGAGGTAGGACGCCATGTCAGGCATGACCTGCCCGAGGTAGGACGCCATGTCAGGCATGACCTTTCCGAGGTAGGACGCCATGTCAGGCATGACCTGCCCGAGGTAGGACGCCATGTCAGGCATGACAT